AAAGTAGCTAGATCTAAAACAACGCCTGAACTCATCAAAGGAATATATGGGCAATAGAACGCAGCTGCATCAGCTTCGCTTGAACCCTTATATCCAACCAATACTGCTGTTGAATCGTTTGCATAACTGTCTACATAGATACGCATTGCGCCATTCAATGTACCAACAAACTTGGTGTTTGTAGGAGCTTCAAATGTACCTTCTGTTGTTCTAGCAAATGCACTTGTTGTAGCACTTTGCAACACTGTCAAAGCAGCCGGACTTACAACTGCCCAGTTACCAGCGCCACGACGTGTACGTTGAGCAATCAAGTTTGCACTACGATTGACCAACACTGCCAAAGCAGCATGCTCATCACCAACAAATGTTGCTGTACCTGAAACGCTGGACTGATCATATGCATAATCAACTGCACCCAAGCTACGTAAACTACCGAGGATTTCTTGATCGATTTCCACAGTGATTTCTTGTGCCAATGCTGCCATGATTTCTGCTTCTACATCTAAACCATGCATGCTTTGTGCGTCTTGAGCCGCTTCAAATGTCCAACGAGCTGACAACTTACGTGTCTTGGCTTCTACTACCTGTTTCAAGATTTGAACGTTGATTCTGTTACCTGCTACACCTTCCAGTGCTGATGTGGTTCTTGCGAAACCATCAGTTGCGCCTGAATATGCAGTTGCAATCTTGAATGGTGATAATGCTTCGTCACCAGCCACAGTACCTGTTGCACCACCTGTGGCTGTTACACCGTCAGCGTAACGCACACGTAAGGTATGGATCTGTGCTACTGGACCTGTCATTGGCTGAACACCAACGATTTCGTTTGCAATAACTGTAGGCATAACACGACGAATAACTGGCAGAATCACACGATTAAGTGTAGCCACGTTACTGGAGCCTGTTGCACCTGCTGTTGCAGTTTCCATCAAGTTTTTGCGAGTGTTTTCCAAAATTACACCCATTGTAGTTCTTTTACTTCCGTTTAAGCCTTCAAGCAGAGCGTCTTTGGTTTCGCCCCAACGGCTTTCTAATAATGCTTGTGTCATTTCTTTTTCTCCTATTTAGGGTTAAGTCACTTTAGCCCTGCCAAACGCTTTAACTCAACCACGTTGGTTCCAACATAGTTTTCCACGTTTTTAGCAGTTTTATCACCAGTTACTACTTGACGACTCTCAGTTAAAACAGTTTGCTTTTCAGCAACTGGCTTAACAGAACTGTTGTTAAGTACAGCTGGTAGATACTTATCAAATGCCGACTGTAACTTATCGGTCTGCACTGATTCGAGTAGTTCACTCATTACTGAGGCTTTCTCTTTGTTTAACGGTTTCAACAATTTTGCAAATGTTTCTTTGCGTTCTGCTGATTCCCGAATAATTTTAATTTCACGTTCTTTTGATTCAACCAACACTGACTTTTCTTCAGCTACATGACGAGCTTCAGCAACAGCTTGTTTCTGCTGTTTGATTGTAGCTTGTAATCGAGCAATTTCTTTGTTCTCATTCAAATGAGTAACAGCAAATTCACTAGCAAAAGCTTCGAATAATCGACGACCAAACATGTTCTCGCGAGCAAGTTGGATGTCTTCTTTGAGTTGAGTCATTTCTGTCTCTAGTTTTTCAGTAACTGATTCTTTAACAAGTTCTGCACTGCGTTGTACAAAAGTCTTTTGTAACTCGGCTAATTTTTCTTTAGCTCCGGCTACCAATGCAACTTTGGTTTCAACTAAGGCACGTTTGTCTTGTTCAAACTCTTGAATTTCTTCGGCCAGTGCTTTGATTACAAATGATTCGAGTTGAGCAATGCTGTTCTCGTATGTTTTGCGATCTGCACGTAGTTCTTGAATTTCTTCAGCAAGTTTAGTAACCATGAAGTTATCAAATTTGCCTGCTGATTCCACCATGCGTGAGTTAAACTTTGCACGGTCTTCAGCTAGAGCTTGTTTTTCTGCTTGGAACTCTGTGAGTTCTGCAGTTAGGGATTCAGTAACCATTTTGTCTAGAGCTTCAACCATAACACCTTTATCGTGTTCGTAACGACCAGCAAATTCTTCACGCAGTTCTGCACGTACCTGCTCACGTGCTTCAACCAGTTTAGTTTCCCAAGCTTCGTTGATGGCCTGCTGTGTAGATTCATTGATAATTCCGCTGTCCAATAATGTTTTGATAGCATCTAACATTGGATATCTCCTATAATTTTAAATCTTTAATAAGGCCTACCACTGCCTCTTTTAGGTACTTCTGTACTCTTTGATCAGTGCTGGCATCACGTGCCATCTCAAATACTTGTTGACCGCCCTTCATATTCATCAAGCCCTCATAGATTGCTTTGGGATATGCGTTTGGTGCACTGGGTTGTGCTACTATGTCTACAGTAACGATTTCAAAATCGCTAACGTGTCCACTTCCTTCATTTACCTGACCCGATCCTCTGCTGCTGACTCCCAGTTTGACGCCGCTTGTCAACATAGCTTCTACTATTTGTCCCATTGGGGTAGGTAATACTTTTAATTTTCCATAACCTGTGGCGCCGTCCATCCACATTTTAGTGATCATATGGCTCACACGGTCTAGACCAATTTTTAAGTCTTCTGGGTGATCTACTTCGCCCAAAACACTATAGCCACCTTTGATTTGATCGTTGATGGCAGAAACAGCACGTTCAATTTCGTGTACAGGATAAACACGTTGGTTGGCGTTTTTGACACCACCTTGAATGAATATCCCTTCCATATAGAAATGTTTTTTTCCATTTCCGTCTGGACCATCGGACTCCGACAACACCTTGATTTCGGCATTGTCAAAAGTCAAATGTTCTTTTAAAATTTTAGACATACTGTCGCCCGGTTCAAGTACGAATTAACGTACTCGGCCTCCAATTTCAGATTTTGGGTTGATTGAACCGCCCATGGTCTCTTTTGCGCCGGCTTGTTTGCCTGACTCAGTGCCTTTTTTCTCAGCTCCGTGACCTTCTGCTGGAGCTTTTTGGTTCCAGGGCTTGTTACCACCCTGTTGATTTTTGTAGCCACCGTCTTTGGAAGCTAAAGGCTGTGTTGTTTCGCCTTTGGTGTATGCATTCTTTGGCTTGGGAATTGGCTTGCCGTCGGCAGCGTTTTCTGATCCACCACGTGCAATGTTGTCGGTTGTTTCACCATCAAACTTGCCTAGATCCTTGTTACGCACTACACCTTTGTTGTTGATTGTGGGCTTAGAATCACCATCAGTGGCTGTACCTTTGCCAACTACTGAACCTTTTTCACTGGTCATGTTGGGATTGTAGATTTCGCCAATCTTGTTAACGTATTCTTTCATGATTTCTACATCACTTAATTTACGTGTGCGTGATTCAAATGGTTTCTTGCTCATGTCGGACTCTTCTGCATCATGATCCATCTCTGGCTCTTCTTTGTCAAAGTCACTATCCATCTCTGGCTCTTCGTGGTCCATGTCATCCATGTCGCCCATGTCATCGTTGCCACCTAACATGTCTTTGAGTTCTGCCAATTGTGCTTCGAGATCATCAATTTTACTGACAATTTCTGTGTGGTCGTCGTGTTCGCCTGGCTCGCCAAATGTTTCGTCTTCTGCGTCATCGAACTCATCGTCGCCGCCGTCTAATTCAATTTCGCCCATTTCTTCGTCGTCTTCGCCAAGTCCATGTTCTTGAGCTGCATCATCTTGTTGATGCATGTCTTGTACAAATCCTTGAGCAGGTGATCCGCCCATTTCTTCGTCCATTAAACTCTCATAAATGTCGCGTGATTTCTCAACTACAATTTTATGGAATAATGCTTTAGCTGCTGCTTCGTCATCGTTGATAATGTGTTCTATCAACTGTTCGTATCGGTTCATGTAATTCTCCTTTAAATTAGCCGTGTTTTATTAAGCTATATAATATATTTAATGATTTTGATAATATCGGGGGTTAAACAGGTGTTTTTTGAGGTATTTTTATAAACTGCTATAAAAACACTACATCATTCCGCCTTCAGCGGGTGCGGCAGCATACTGAACTTTGGTTTGTTTCATCTTTTCTTCAAACTCTACTTTGCGAACATCCGACGCCATTCTTAGACGATTCAAGTGATTTAGTGTCAATCTTGTTTTTCTAAGATCATTGAGATGCTGGACACTGCGGTCGTCTTTTTCAATTTCTCTGCCGGGAACAGCATCATCGTACATTTCATTTAGGAACATAGTAAAGTATTTACCAAAAAGTCTTAAGCAACGCCGGGTGCAGATGCTGCTAGTCCGGGTCCACCTGTGGGAGTACCCGCTCCGGGTGCGGCGCCAGCTTCGGCTCCGGGTGCGGGTGCTTCACCGCCTTCGGGCGGCGGTGCTAGATTTTCCAAGTCACTGGCAATGCCACCGGCACTGATGCCTGCGGCTCGCATTGAACTTTGTCCTGCTGCAGGAGCTTCGGCTTCGCCTTTTTCCTCTCGCCACATGATTTCGTTTTCGCTCATTTCCATTTCGGTCAAGCCTAGATAACGCTTCATTAAGAAACGTTTGCTGAGATAGGGGATCTGTTCCAACTGTGTAAATGTGGCAATTTTAGCACTGTCAATGTCGGCTTGACGATACTGTGCAAAGTTTTGTGGCTCGTTAAACATCAAATCAAACAGTTGTCCGTCGATATTGATGCCACGCCACTTCATGAACATTTTAAATTCTTTGTCTAGTCTATCCACAATCATGGCCTGCAGTCGCATACAGTACTGGTTGAATCTCCATTCCTGAATCAGGGCCACTCCAGTTTTGCCGTCGCTGAAACTGCTGCCGCCGTTGTCATCTCCTGTGGGGTGTGGCAAATAGCTTGAAGGAATACGTAGGCCGCGGAATAATTTATTGGTAAAGAAGCGTAGGTCTGTGATTTCACCTAGGTTCTGTCCACCCGGCAGTATTTCTACACTGGAGCCACGCCCATCTGCTGTTTGTGGGAAGAAGAAATCCTCATTTGTGCTGAGAGGGTTATACGTAGCATCCATCATGTTTTGACCACTGGCACTCTGTGTGGGGATTCTACGCTGGCTTATCTCGTTTTTAACACGTTCAATAAAAGCCATGGCCATGTGTGTGGGCATGTTGCCCACGTCAATTTTAAACATTCTACGTTCCGGAGCACGTTGCACACGATAGATAATGATACTATCTTCCAGTAATTCTTTTTGTTTGAACACTTTGAAAATGTTTTCCAGCACACTATTACCAAACGGCCAAAACACATCCAAGCCCTCGGTCAAACTTAGATGTACTATGTGTTCTGCATCCACCACTGCTTCGTTCTGTGCATGGCTGAATCTTGAACCACCCGAATAAGGTGTTCTTGGTTGTACATAAGCACCACTGGCTCCGCCCACCTGTGGGTGATTGGTAAATGTGTCTGATGTTGTCACTGCTGTCACAGTGAGATTTCGAAAGTTGGGGTTGATGTCTTTGACCACATACTGCTCGGGTTTTTTGCCCTCGCTCTCGTTCACAATCACTTTGGTGACTTTTGACATTTCTGTCCAAAACAATTTAAATGTCTCGGGGTCACGTATAAACACTTGATCACCGTACTTGATGGTATTGCGTACAATTTTAAAGATACGTTTGTTTAATTCGTTGAGATTGACCCACTGTTGCAGTTGTTCTTTGATGATTTTAACTTCGTTGTCTGTGGGCTTTTCGTGAAAGTGTATGTCAAATGCTGTGAGGTTTTCGTCGTTTTTTTGTGTGCAGAACTCGGCCAAGATGTCTAAGGCTGCATTGACTTCCGAGTCCATGTCCATTTGCTCGTACTGATTATAACGCTCAATACGGTTTGGGTGTCCAATATAAACTTCGGGTAAGTTACTGCCAAACTTGGTGTGTCCGGGAGCAGCCATTGCGGAAGTGCCACTGCCTATAGGGCTTGTAGCTCCAGGTATGTTACTGGTCTTAAAATATTTTCGCCATGCCATTGTGAATTGTCCTCTATGCTGTATTTAGCGTATTATGTACTAGCATAAAGAAGTTTTTGTGCTAGTAACTAGCATAAAGCTGTTTTTGTGCTATGTCTTTGTGGTCACGCAACTGCATTATCATTTCTTGCTGTTGTTCAAGCTGGCGCTCGACCAAGTCAACTAATCTATCCATACTTGATCTTGATGCATCTCCGTATGCTCCCGCTAGCAGGCCTTTTAGTGTGCCCTTCAAAGTGTCGGCTTCGGCTAAATCTTCCTTTGATCCCAGTTTTTCAACTTTCTCAGTGCCGTGCAACATGGCCAAATAGCCACTTGATGGACCCGATACTACACCACCACCATCAAGATGCGGAATACTGCTGAAGTAGTCTGTATCGTTGTGTTGCATATTTGCTGTACCGGCGTCGTTGAGATTTGCATTGGCTTTGCGTTGGCTTTCGGTCATTCCTATTTGAAAGAATTTTTGAAAAAAACCGGCACCTGCGAATTCTTTATCGTAGTTGTTTTTAGCCTCGGACATTCGTGCTTTGTTTTCTGCATCGCCGGGTTTTGCTGTAAGACTTGCCACATCAAACCCACTGTTGATAAATTTAATGGCTTTGTCAAATGCTTCTGCAGTTGCGTCTGCTGTTCTTTTTAATACTTCTCCGTACTCTTCTAAATGCTCTCCAGCCAGTTCTTCCATTCGTACTGCATTGTCCTGCATTGTTTTTGTTATACTTGCAAAATTTGATTCAAGACTGTTGGCACTTGCAGCCAATTTGGCCTGTGCATCCGATGCATCCTTAGATGCTTGCGTTGTACCTTCTTCAAGTTTGGCACCTGCCATTATTAATGAATTGTTAAGTGTGCTCACAGCTTGCAATTGACCATCGCCACTGAGCCTTCCGGCCATAGCAAGTGTTCTTGTATCTTCTAAATGTTCTCTAGCATACTTTCCTGTCTGCTCAGTTAGTTTTCCGGACTCGATTAGTGCATCTTGTTGTTTTTTGTTTGCATCACCCAGCGTTTCGTACTGCTGGCGATACTGTTCCATAATTTTAGGATTTTGTGTAATGGCCACGTTGGTTGCTGCATCGGCAATAGCAGTTCCGCCGGTACTAACAAACTCCATATAGCCCTTTTTCATAGCTTCCGGCATTGTAGCCAATTGTGCTTGTAATTTTTTTACAGCTTCGGGACCACCCTTGGCATAAGCTTCGGCCATTAAATCAGCTTCCATGGCTTGTGCCTTAGCTTTTTCCATTAATTTTTTAGCATCTTCACCAGTGATGTCGCTGATAATTTTTAAATTTTGTGCATATTCTCTAGCACCGCGGGCAAGTTCTGCAGGAGCAATATTCTTCAAATTTTCGCCAGCACTGCGTTGTTGTGCCATGTACTGAGCCATAATTTCGCCCTGCTCTTGATAATTATAACCCAAGGCCAACATCTCGTTGCGTAAACTAGCACCACTCTTTCCTATAGTGTCCTTTGCAGACAACATGCCTTTGGCCAAAACTTTTACTGCATCGCCTTGGCTCAATCCCGATTCTCTCAGTTCTTGTCTAGAATTTTTTGCAGCATCTTGCAACAATGTTAAACTCAAACCAGCATCGTTTGCTATTGTACGCATTTCCACCATACCGTTGGCAAAACTAGCACCTTGCTTGGTATACACGTCCAGTGCTGTGGCAGACTTTTGAAACTCTTTGGCCATTACATCATTGGCTGTGTGTAGCACTGCGGCGGCTAGATCTGCTAGGCCTTTAGTGGCAGCGGCAGCGGCATCACCTAGCCCAGAAATTATAGGTCCAACGATTGGGATACCACCAAATGCATGTGCTACCCCTGCACTGGCATCCGCAACACCTTTTACAGCAGTGTTGGCCATGTCAATAAAGGTGTTTACCTGTCCAGCAGCGGCTCCTATAGGGTTTTTGGCCATCTCATCATAAGAGGTGGCCATTTGTACTCCAAGGCTGAGAACACTTTTGCCCAAGCTGCCTATGGTTCCGGTTATGGCACTGACTGCTTGTACGCCACCCAGTAACGCCCGTTCAAACTTCAGTTGCGACAAAGCCACTTCACGTTCAGAGGCCAGTGCTTTTTTCTGTTCTTTGGTAAGTCCTTCTAGGGATTTTTCATATTCATCGGCAGCCTTCTTTTGACTTTGGTAATCTTTTACCATGTTTTTAAAGATGCCTTGAGATGGATCCTGCTGTTTCTTGGTGGTTTTGTCCATCACCGCAAGAATTTTAAGCATGGTTTCCTCTGAAGCAGCATTAGAAGCCACTACTTCGCCGATACCGGGTATGTTAATTTTTACATCTGCCATAGTTTTTTACGATAAATAGATTTATACATTTATTTATGGAGTTCAATCAACCATGGCAAACCCCGCTAACAATCCCTTATCCGGACATTTTAGACAACCAGCAATTTATTTAAAACTACCCAGTCGCGGACGTTTTTACCCCGACAACACTATAGACCTACCGGTGACCGGGGAAATTCCCGTGTATCCTATGACTGTGCGTGACGAGTTAACAATGAAAACTCCAGATGCACTAATGAACGGGGAGGGAATAATCAATGTTATTAAAAGTTGC